TTCCGCTTCGAAGGCACGGGCGTCTGCACGGCGGTCGAAGAAGCCGCCTTCCAAGTTCGGAGCGTGTTCCCATGATGACCCTGCGCCTGATTACCCCGCCGACCGTCGAGCCTGTTTCCCTGGAAACGGTGAAGCAACACTTACGGATCGACACCACCGCCGAGGACGGCTTGCTCGATCTCTACATCGCCGCGGCGCGTGAGCGCGCCGAGGGCTTGTCCCGCCGGGCGTTGATCCAGCAGACGCTTGAAGCGGTCTACGACGAATGGCCCCACAACAACTATGTGCTGGCTGTGCCGCGCCCGCCCCTGCTCTCGGTGACCTCCATCAAATACTACGATGATGAGAATGTCGAACACACCTGGACTGACTACATCGTGGACACCCGTAGCGAGCCGGGCAAGATCATCTTCAACAGCCTGCCCGGTGACAGTCTGCTGGAAAGCGGCGGCGTGGTGGTGCGTTTTGTAGCCGGATATGGCGATGCCCCGGCAGAAGTGCCAGGCACGATCCGGCAGGCGATCTTGATGACCGTCGGGCATTGGTATGAGAACCGTGAGACCACCATCTCCGGCACGATCATCGCCGAGGTACCGGATGGACCGAAAGAGGCGCTGATGAACGAACGCCCGGGGTGGTTCTAATGCCCGCCGCCGGAAAATACCGCCATCGCATCCTGATCCGGGATGCGCCCAGCGACGACACACGCGATACCTTCGGACGACGCAAGGGCGCCGGAGCCACGGTCTGTGAGGTCTGGGCAGAGAAACAGGACTGGCAGGGCAACGAAGTGACCCAGAACGGGCGGGAGGTGGCGAGCATGTCCACCAAGTGGAAGATCCGATATCGCACGGATGTGACGCCTGAGATGGAGATCGTACTGGATTCGGATGTCTATCGCATCACGAGCGTATTGGATTTCGACGGTCGCAAGCGGGAGCTGGTGCTGACCAGTGAGCAGGTGATCGCATGAGGCGCCCCGCCGCAATTTTGGGAGGTGGACCGAGCCTGCCAGAAGACCTGAAGCGTTTGCCGCCTGATTGCTGGTTGATCAGCGTCAACGATCATGCGTTCTACCATTGCAAGCCGCATGTGCTGGTCTATCAGGATGAGATCGAACGCCCGTATGCTTCCGCTGTGCGAGCGGTGGCGGAGACCTTCGATGGCATGATCGTCTGCCCGTTCGAGGAGAGTCACGTAACCCTGCCGCGTGGCTGGTGGGATGAGAATATGTCGTCTGCATTGGCGACATGGTTCGCCCTGTGGAGCGATTGTGATCCGGTCCTGTTGTGCGGGATGGATTGCTACCAGGGCGAAGAGAAATATTGTCACCCGCGCCCGGGTTTCGATCATGTGATATTCCGGGTGCCGCTGGAACATCATCTGGAACGCTGGCGGCAGGCATTCACGAAGTGCCCGCATCCCGAACGGATCAAGGCAGTCAGCGGTCCGCTGGTGGATATCTTTGGTCAATATGTTATGGAAGGAGTAGAGGTATGAGAGTCAAATTGAAGGTTGGCAAGGTCATTAATGGCGCCGTGTGGCCCGCCGATTCGGTGGTGGACCTGCCGGAGGAAGAGGCTAAGAAATATATCCAGGCGCAGGAAGCCGAACCCGTGAACCTGCCCAAGCCGGTGTTGCGCGAGGAGAAGGAAAAATAATGGCTTCCCGCCCGCGGATGCGCGGCAATGTCAAGGCGAAACTATCGCTTGACCCGGTGTCGTATGCGAACTTCAAAAAAGCATTGAAGGAGTTGGAACGCGCCGCCCGCAAAGAGATCATCGAAAAAGCGTTGTTGGCTGGCGGAGCGGTGATCCATGCCGATGCCGAGTCCCGCGCACCAGGTCCGCTGGAATTAGCCCTCGTGGGCGGTCGCTCCCTTCGCAAGCGCGTGGATCCCATGCTTGCGAAGGTGGTCAAAGCCGGCGGCAAGTTCGCCGCCGTTGGACCGGACAAAGACCATTGGTATTATCGCTTCTTTGAATTCGGCGCCACCCCGCACGATATCAAGCCGGTCAATGCCAGCGCCCTGGCATTCGAAGGTACCGCCAGCAGTCGGACGGTCTTTGCGGCATTTGCCAAGCGAACCGGTGGCATAAAGAAGCAACCTTTCCTGCGCCCGGCAGTGGACAAAAACAAACAAGCCGCCATTGATGCGATGGGCGACGTGCTTGCCAGAGAGATCAAGAAAGCGGCAAAGGCATGACCGTTCTCGAGGAAGGTCTCAAGACCTATGTGGAGGCGCAGGTAACAGCCGCAGGCAAAGGCTACCCGATCGAGATCCCGGAAGATGCGGCGTTCCCCGCCTGGTCGTATCAGACGATTGAAGACGACCAGCTCCTGCACCACCAGGGCGGCACCGGTTTCTATCGAGCCAGGATCCAGTTGGATTTCATGGCAAAGGAAACGGTCAGCCAGTCGGACTATGCCGTGATCAAGGGCATCGCCGCCAGTGTGCGCGCCGCGCTGGACGGTTTCAAAGGCAGTTGGAGCGGCGTGCAGATCAAATATTGCAAGACCACGTTGAGCGACGACTGGGCAGATATCCACAAATTGCCCGTGCAGAGGTTCGACGTGACGATCAATTACAAGTTGGCATAAAAACAAAGGAGATGTACTATGGCTGGAACTGAAGGTGGAATGGGGCTACAGGTCAAGATCACGGTCGGCACGAGCCTGATCGCATTGACCTATCTATTGGAAGGCAGTGAACTTCCGAAATTCAAGAAGTTCGTTGCCGAAGCGACGCCGCACAATGCAACCGGCGGCTGGGCAAAACGAGTGGCGACCGGCAAACGTTCGCTGGAGTCGTTCAAGGTCGTGCTCGGCTGGGACAGCGATGAAGCGACCCACGCCGCCATGCTGACCGCATTCGACAGCGATAATCCGGTGAATATGAGCGTGGTATCGCCGGACGGCGCAGACGAGACGATTACGTTCTCGGCGCATATCGAAGAGATTGCGCGCATGACCGGGCAGGAAGACGCCTATACCGCGGAGTGCATGATCACCCCGACCGGCAAGCCGACCATCACGTAAGCGAGACGCCATGACAAATCAGAAAGCCTTGACGGCGGAAGAAATCCTGGCGGTGGAAGATACGGTCATCGAGGCGCATCCCGTGCCGCAATGGCAGGATCGGATCGTCTACGTACGCTCGATCAGCGCGGCGGAACGCGGGCAGGTCGAAGCCGATGCCGCCAAATTCAGAGAGACCAAGGGCAAGAATTCCACGTTTGCCGAGGAGTTCACGGTCCAGATGGCATGGCGCGGCATGTGCGACCAGCAGGGCAAGCGGTTATTTGATACCCGTGAGCAACTCGTCGCGCTCAAGAAAAAGAACGCCGCCGCCATTGCAGGCATCGCCGAGCACATCCAGCGCCTGTCCGGTTTCTCGAAGGAAGACCTGCAGGAACTGGAAAAAAACTCCTTGGAAGCCCAACCCGACGATTCGCTTTCCGCCTAGCGAAGGAATTGGGCTTCTGGGATGTGGACGGCATGTTGCGGCGCATGTCGTCGCACACGCTGACCGAGTGGATGGCGTACTACAATCTCGAGCCGTTCGGCGCCGAGTTGTTGGATCTTCACTTTGCGCGGTTGAATACCACGATCATCGATGTCAAACGCAAACGCAATTCATCGCCGACCGATCCGCAAAAATTCCGGTTGTGGAAGAAGATCGCCAATTTCAACCCGCAGGAGTATTACGAGCAATTGAAAACCGCCTTGACTTTCAAGAAATGGGACGACGAATAGATTATGGCAACCGCACTCTCGAACCTGCTCGCCCTGCTTGCGCTGGATAACAGCGCCTACCTGGACGGGCTGACGAGCACCAAAGCGTCCACTGATTCATTCGCAGATAAACTTTCGAATGTAGGCGGGGCGGTAGTCGTTGGCGCGCTCTCCGCCGCCGCGACCGCCATCACGGCGGTGGGTATTGCCGCGTGGAATGCAGGCGAAACAATGGATGAAGCGATGGATACCATCGCCATTGCCACCGGCGCCGTAGGTCCCGAACTGGATACGCTGGAGGATGATTTCAAATCAGTCTTCGCCTCCGTGCCGACGGACGCCAAGAGCGCCGCCGATGTGATCGGTATCCTGAACTCGCGTCTCGATGTCACCGGACCTGCCCTGCAAAACCTGGCGGAGCCCCTGCTGGAGGTTTCCCGGCTCCTGGGCGGCGACGCCAAGGAGAACGCCGAATTGTTCGCCAGAGTCATGGGCGATTGGAGCCTGCCCACGGAGGACGCCTCCGCATCACTCGATGCGTTGTTCGTGGCGGCGCAACAGACCGGCGCGCCATTGAATAGTCTGATGCAGCGCATCGTGCAGTATGGCGCGCCAATGCGCAACTTTGGATTTTCATTCGAACAGTCCGCCGCCCTGCTGGCCAAATGGGAAGCGGAGGGAGTCAACGTCGAGTTGGTGATGGGCGGGTTGCGCACGGCGCAGGGTAAGTTTATTTCCCAAGGCAAGGATATGAACACCGGTCTGTGGAAAACCGTGGATGCGATCCAGAACGCCGCCACGCAGACCGATGCCCTGGCGATCGCCACCAAGATATTCGGCGCCAAAGCCGCAGGCGATATGGTGGATACGATCAGGGCAGGCAAATTCGATATAGAGGCGCTCACCCAGGCAATGATGGATGCGGATGGCGCCATTATGGAGACCGGCGCCTCTACAATGGATTGGGGTGAGAAGTGGACGATCTTCAAGAATAAAGCCACCCTTGCTCTGGCGCCCATTGGCGGCAAGATGATGGAGGGCGTAGGCAAGGCAATGGATGCGGTCGTGGCAATCTTCGAACGAGCGGATGTGCAAGCCGGATTAACAAAGTTCACCGAAATGATCAGCAACTTCATCACCAAAGCCGTGGAGTTCATCCCCATATTGATCCAGGGCTTCTTGAACTTTATCACTTTCCTGCAAAACAATCAGGGCATCGTGATCGGTATTCTGGCGGCACTGGGGGTCGCGGCATTGGCATGGGGCATCACCACAGCGATTGCCGCCTGGACTGTGCTGGTGCCTTTACTGCCGCTCATTGCCGTGATCCTGTTGATTGCCGGGGTCGCCTACCTGTTATATGAAGCCTGGACGAACAACTGGGGCGGTATTCAGGAAAAAGTGGCAACCTTCTGGGCATGGCTTCAGCCGATCCTGCAAAACCTGTGGGACTGGCTTTCGATCAACGTGCCGCTGGCATTGCAAACGCTCAAGGGCTGGTGGGATACGGTGGTTACGGCATTGACCGAGCTATGGGTCAATGTGTTATGGCCCGCCATTACAGCCGTGTGGGAATGGATGTCCACCACGCTGTTCCCATTCTTCCAGGCGTTGGGTGAATTTTTGGGAGCGGTCTTTGGCAAAGTACTGGAAGCGTTGGCGGGCATCTGGCAGAACGTGCTGGCTCCGGCGTTGAAACTGGTCTTCGAATGGTTGAGCGAAAAACTGCAACCGGCATTCAAATGGCTGTCCGATTTCTGGACCAACACCCTGCAGCCGATCGTGCAGGATATCGCCGCCTGGATCGGCGAGAAAGTGGTGGGGGCGTTTCAATCGCTCAGCGAAAAACTAGCCATCGTTACCGACTGGTTGCGGGAGATGGCAGCCAAACTGCAAAACCTGGAATTGCCCGACTGGATGACGCCCGGATCGCCGACGCCGTGGGAGATCGGGCTGTGGGGCGTGCAGGAGGCGATGCAATCCCTGACGCAATCCGATCTGCCCGCCTTCGATGCGGCGGTCTCGCTGAACGCCGAACCGTTCGGCGCCAGCGGGTCGGTCGCCGTCAATCCAGCCGGCTTGAATGTTTCCACAGAAACAGCGGAGGATGGCGGTCCGACCGATCGCCTGATTCTTGAAGACCTGCGCCGCATGATCGCCGACCTGCCCAATACCATCGCCCGCGCCAACCGTGTGGCTTTCGAAAAAGTGACCGTGGCGAGGAGTCAGTAATGGCGAAACCGGATGCCCTGCATGTGGAGATGGCGCTGGGCGAAGCCATCCTGGATATGACCGACGATCCCATTCTGGATATGACCGACGATCCCATCCTGGATTCAGCCTGGGTGGATGTACAGGACGACGTGCTGACCGAAGCGCCGATCAAGATTTTCCAGGGACAGCGCAACGGCGACCTGCTTGACCGTGTAGCGGATATCGGCTCCATCACCCTGCTGATGAACAACAACCCGACCAACAGCGGCGGCGTCGTTGGCTATTACTCCCCCGATCACGGCAACCGGCTCTCCGGTTTCGCCAATGGGTTGAAGGTGCGGGTGGGTATCACCAAAGACGCCGTGCAGGAATGGTTCACGCAGGGCAAGATCGTCGCCATCGATCCCATGCCGGGGTTGTTGAATAACAAGACCGTGCAGGTCATGATCACGGATTGGATCGAGACCGCCTCCCGCGAAGGCTCGATGCCCTCCATTGGCGTGCAGGAGGGCGTGACCGACGACCAGGTCATCCAGTTGATCGTGGATGCGATGGAGGATAAGCCAACCGAGACCGACCTGAACGTGGGCGCCTATACCTACGAC